GTGGCCATGGCCGCGCAAACTGCCACAGAAGGCCGTACAGGGGCAACAGCGAAAAGTGGCTGTAGGATACCTGCCAAGCCACAAAACGCTTGTATGGTGCCTCTACGGCCCCGCAAACACCTATCCACGGGGCAACCAAGCAAAAGGCCCGCAAGGACGGCTTGCGGGCCTCTACAGCGCGACAAAGAAAAAGGGCTACCGGATTACCCGGTAGCCCTCAAAACGCTTCTATGGTGCCTCTATGGCCGCGCTAGGCGCAAACGATGACATCGGCGCGAAGGTAGCCGACCATGTGGATGAAACGGATAGTCGCGGCATGCTGCGAGCGGGCATACACCGCATCGCAGCAATAGACATCGCCACCAATGGCGCGGAAGGTGACAGCGAAAGCCCTCATGGTCATGCTCCCATCAAGCAATCGTAGTGGAAAGCGGAAACGGCATCGCCAGTGGCCAGAGCCTTGTTCGCCCGATTGCCTGCCACGTACTCGCACCAACTATCCCACCAATAGGCAGCGAAAGTCTTGCGCTGCGATGCAGGGGCTCCTGCCCTGCAGGCCTCAACATAGGCAGCAATTTTTGCCCGCTTCGTTTCCGGCTTGACCGACTTGGCAAGCTTGAAGGCGCTTTCGGCCAAGCCGAGCCTATCGAGATTATGGCTGTCAAGACACGCCACTTCCAAGCCGAAAATCTGCGCAACGAAAGAGGCCTTGACCACGCCCAAGCCGGGAATGTTAGTCAACATGTCGACAGCGCCGACCACATCGTCAGTCTCGATTGCAGCGCGCATCCCAGCCAGCAGGACATGCGCATGCGCTACGGCATAGCGGTAGCCATCCCTTTTCGAACCGAACAGGCTGGCGGCATTTTCGCCATTGGCGCGAATATCGGCCATTGCAAGGTTCACGCGCTGGAAAGGCTGGCGGATAGTGGCAAGGACAAATGCGACGATGTCGACAAAACCTTCAGGGCTGGCCAGCCCATGGTCACGCATCTTCGGCATATCGCGGTAGTACATGGTGGCAGTGGCAGTGGCAGTCATGGTCGTTTCTCCGAAACAAAAAGGGCTCCCGGCGCGATTGCCGGGAGCCCTGATATAGAGCCCTTTGTTGAAAACTTCAAGCACCTTGCTCAGATTTCTCGCAATCGTCCCAAAAGCCGATATCTTCGAACCAATCCCTACCATCGAAAACGTCAACCAATCGGCCATCGAAAATCAGCCCTACGGTAACGATGCGCTTGCCAAGCTTAAGGCGCTTGCGCTTGAACAAATCCGCACATGACCATTTGGCCGCTTCAAGCTCGGTCCCAAGGTGGAAACCATGCACATAGGTTCCTGCATCGGTTTCAATGCTTGCCACGTACACGCATTCGCCAGTCGCACGGTCAAAGTGGCTCATGACACATACCCCTCGAGGATCGCACGCATATGCGAAACCGCACGCATTTCGGCGTTGCCATGCCATCCCTCGCTGTCGCAATCGGCATCCGCACGATCATCGAAATACTCCTCTGCGACGGCAACGGCCGCACGATGGCGCTTCAGTTCGCGTTCGAGCTTCGCCTGCTCGGCCGCACGTGCGAGAAGCTCCGCACGCAACTGCACGGCCTCCGCACGCAACTGCACGACCTCAGCCGCACGGTTTGCCTCCCGCAGTTCATCCTGCAGCATGTCCAAGCACCGGAGATACTCCTGCTTGGCCTCCTCCTGCACGCCGAGGGCGATATGGCAGGCCTGATGCCACGTATAGGCCTGCGCACGCTCCCCCGCACCATTGCGGAGGTCACGGGCGTACATCCACGCACGGTTCCCGAGCTTCGTGGCGAAGAACAATCCACCTACGCTGTGGTTGGACATGGTGCCATTGACGAAAAGCCCATTCGGCCATCCGACCACATACCAGCCGAGGTTCAGGCGGTCGGCGTTGCGCAGTTCGGCCATATGGCCTTCGGTGTTGGCGAGAGCCTTCTCGCACATGGTGATGGCTGCAGTGACTTCAGAAACGGTACGAGTAGTCATGGTCGTTAACTCCGAGTGTTTTGGCCCCGGCGTGATTGCCGGAGCCCTGTATCTAAACCACCCTGTTGAAGAGTTCAATAGGGCTCCCGAACTTTTTCACCTCCCCTTCTCAAGGACCTGCGTCAGCTTGCGCAGTCCCACGCCGGAAACGTTGTTGATGTCGACGGCCACCTCATTGCGGAACTGCCCCAGCACCTCGCTGCCTATGTGCAGGTTCGCAATCTCGATGCCCATCTCGCTTTCGATGTACTGCCCTGCGGCCTCGACCGCCTTCGTGCCCAGATTGCAGCCACCATCGGTGATCGTGAACAGCACCTTTCGCTTGCCCCTCGCACGGCCCGCCTGCTCATGCGCCACACGGATGAGGTTCCTCGTCAGCGGCGTCCCACCCGTCACGCAGCCGGGCATCCCCGCGAACCTCCGCGCCTCCGGCTTGTCCTTGCCCTTGGTCGCACGATGCAGCCCATGGTCCGTGAAGACATCCACGGTGCAATCCACGCCGACCTGCTTCGCCGCCTGCGCGATGACCAGCGCAAGGATCGCCGAAGCCAGCATCTTCGTGCCACTCATGCTGCCTGAGCCATCGACCAGCACATGCACATCCGTATCGTAGCCTTCGACCAGAGTACGCTTGCCGAAGATGTTCGGGTTGCCGGTGGCAGCCTTGGACAGGACCTTTCGGTCGAGCCTCCCATGGGCGCGGTTGCCTTCGTAGCTGTCCTGCTCATTGCGCTTCAGGGCTCTGGCGAGGAGCGCACGCTGCAACCCCATGCGGGCGGCATTCTCCCTCACCCACGCATGATCGTTGCTCGAAGCCATGGTCATGGCCTTTTTCTTGGCGCTGTCCTTGGCCTCGCGGCGAAGGGCCTCTGTCAGGCTCGCCTGCACGTTGGCTTCGGGACCATGCACCATGTCGTCCTTGCTGTTCGGCTTCAGGCTGGTGTCATCCACGTCCGCATTGGTCAGCGGGCCGGAGCCGAAGCCGGAGCCCATGGCCTTGCTTTCGCCGGGCAGGCCGGGCTGGCCGGGCTTCTTGTTGCGTGGGTCATGCCGCCTGTTCGCACCGAGATGGGCGCTGATTTTCTTCGTGAGTTCAAAGGCGTCAACCGTCGACTTGCATGCCGCAAGCTCCGGCATCGCCCATTCCAGCATCTTCGCGACGACGCCGTTAGGGTCCAGCTTTCGCGTGATGTAGCCCACATCCATGTCATAGCCGTTGGCCTTGCGGCCGAGGCTCGACATCGTCCAGCCAATGCTGCCGAACTCATTCGGATCGAAGCCATCGCTCTCGGCCTTCGCCCCAAGGCTGTCGACGAGCGCGGAGAAAGCTTTCTTGGCGTTGAGGGCGAGGCCCATGTCGATGGTCGCCTTCTCCTCGCGGACATCCTCCAGCGCATTCAGCAATCGATGCTGCCTCGCCTTGACAGCCTCGTACCATACGAACTGCTCCGTATGCAGCGGATGGCCAACCTCATGCAGCATGTACGCCGCCCAATGGTCGAACTCCCCTGCCCCCATGCGGTAGGTGGCTGGACGCACCGGCATGTTGATGGTGACGGCCATGTCAGCATCGGTCGGCCTGCCGGTCCAGCTTACGCTCGCCGTGCCCCCTATCGCATCGGGCACCACCGAGACGGTGACATCCTTGCCGGGCAGGGCCTTGCGGAAATAGTCCTTCGCCAGCTTCTGCATGGCGTTCAGGGCTTCGGGGTAGGTGAACATCGGTCGTTTCTCCGGTTGGTTGGTTGGTCGAGAGCCCCAACATAGGGGCTCTCGTTGAAGATATCAACTAGCTCTAACGATTTAGGCTCGATGAGACATCATCGTCGAACGCCTTCGCCGCGCGGCTGTCGCTTGCATCGGCGGTCGCAGGCTTCGCGGCCTCCTGCTGGTCCTTGCCCAGCATCAGGGCCTCGAACTTGGCGTTCCACTCCAGCGTGGCGAGGGCCTGCACTGCGGCGCGCTCCGTGCCGGGCATCTTGTTCAGGACAGCCACGCTGAAGGCAAGGGCCGAGCCGAAACCATCCTTGACCGTGTTGACGAAGCCGGTCATCTGGCGAAGGCTCAGCACTGCGCCTTCCATCTCCGGCAGCTTGCGGGCTCTGGCGAAGAAGTCCACCACATGCAGGGCGGCGGGCTTCGGGATGGAAGTATGGTTGACCAGCGCCGCAGCCTCCTCCTCGCGGTCCATGTAGCTCACTTGGATCATGCGCTTGAACCTGTTCACCAAGGCGGCGTTCGCCTGATTGGTGCCAGCATACTGGCCGGTCTCATCGCCTGCGCCGTTGGTGTTGTCGGCGATGACGAAGACGACGCCGGGGGCAGCCTTCACCACCTCCCCGGTGGCATGGATGGTGTAGGAACGATGATCGTCTGCGACCGCCTGAATGACCGCCTGCACACCTGCAGGGGCAATGGTCGGCTCATCGAAGAGGATGACGGTCCCGGGCCTGCGCATCGCTGCGATCAGGGCTCCGTCCTGCCACTCGGTCTCACCCTTGCGGAAGCCATCGCCGCCCACGAGGTCGGCCACCTCGGTCTGCCGCGTAAAGCCGATCTTGGCGAAAGGCCTCCCCGTATAGGCGCAGGCCTGTTCCGGCATGCTCGTCTTGCCGGAGCCTGCGGGACCCACCAGCCAGACGTTGGTGCCATGCTCCATGGCGGTGGCGAGCAACCCCATGTTGACATCGTCGACGACGTAGAACGGATCGACCGCAGGAGCGGCTCCATGCGCATTCCACAGGCTGACCTGACGCTGCGTGAAGGGGCTCTTGTCCTTCATCCCGAACAGCTTCCCGACCTCGATGGCCTTGCCGGTCTTCTCGGCATAAGGCGCAGCACCCTGCGGCGCGACGGGGGCAGCCTCGGCATGGACCGTGACGATGCGCTCGATGACCTCCGCAGGCCTGTTGGCCTTCTCGACCACCGGGGCGAGAGCCTTCTCGATGGCCTTGCGGACCATCGGGCTCAGCAGGGGTTCGACCTCCGACAGCACATCCGAAACGTCCCAGACTTCCCTCGCCTTCGGAGCCTCTGCCTGCGGCACCTCGACCACCTCGCTGTTGTCCAGCGGGACGAGGACCTCGACCTGCTTCAGGATCGCAGCCTTCGCCACTGGCGTGATGGGCTTGATCGCCGCAGCAACAGCGGCAGTGGAAGGGAGGAGGACAGGCTTGCTGGTCTCGGCTGCAATGATCTCCATGACCTTGCCGAGGATGCCGAACCTCTCTGCAAAGTCGATGAGGTCCTTGTTCTTCGCCTCGCGGCTGTCGATGCCGCGCACGGCGCAGAACTTCGTGAAGCCGGACTGGCCCTTGATGTAGGCCCGGACCTTGGCACGGGCGGCGGTCGGGATGGCGATGTTCGTCATGGTCGTTACTCCTGCTGGGTGAGGCCTCGGCCCCGTTTCGATGGACCCAACATAAGGCTCTGAATTCTTCAAGTCAAGGCTCCAAAAGTGAATTTTTCAAACTTTTTTGAGCCCCCCTTCCTGCGGCAAAAGCCAAAACCCTTATGGCGCAAGGGTTGGGGGGGGTTAGAGACTGTTTCCCGTTATTCCCCATAGCGCGCGCGAGGATATCAAAAACGCTTTATAGCGATTAACGGGAGACCGTCTCTAACCCCCCCCAACCCTTGCGCCACAAGGGTTTCAGCCTTCGTTGATATCATCAAACGCATCAGGGGCTCGCGACAGAATTTTGATATCTTCATACACGGCTAAACCCATCGATTTTCGCCTCTTCAGCCCCAATTTTTCGATCAGAGCCCTTCCGAAAGCCGTGGCGTTATCGAGCGATGCGTGGTCGCCCTGCGCATTCCGCCACTCTGTCCACGACCTGAAAAGGTCCGACGCCTTTGCCTTCGACCCCGACGCCTTGGCGATGCACGCCCCAGCCCACTGCCCGAAAAGGTCCTGCTCATCGAAGAACCTGTCCGTCGCCTTCTCCACGCGATCCGGCAGCATGAACCCCACCTTTGCCCACGACAGCCCTCCCACAATCGCCCACCGCAATATCCCTCCCCACTCCTTCTCCAGCCCCTTCATCAACCCCTTGTCGGCCACCTTCGGCCGGAACAGGAATTCCATCATGCGGAACCTCCGCTTGATCGCATCGTCTATCCCTCCGGGAAACGACGGTTGGTGGTTGCCGTACGCCAGAAGCTTGAACGCCGGAGAAAACGTGAACGGGTTCTGGTGCATGAAGTTCGCCGTGATCGACCCCCCTCCGGTCACATCCTTGATCAGCGTCTCATCCCATGAGGCCCCATGCGGCACCTCGGAGATCGTGCACAGCCTTGCCCCCGCCAATGCAGCCAGCACCGAGCGGTGCCCCATGCCGTGCGCCTTCTTGATGAATACGTCCGCCGCAGGCTTGACGTGGTAGTCCCCCAGAACCCCCGCCAGAGTGTCGCAGAACACCGACTTGCCGTTGCCGCCGGACCCCCACAGGAACAGCAGCATCTGCTCCGTCGTCACCCCCGTCAGGCAGTAGCCAGCATATTGCTGCAGGAACACAGCGCTCTCGATGTCGCCCTGCGTCACTTCCCCTACGAACCGTTTCCACCGTGGACAATCCTCCACCGCCGCGGGTGCCACCGCCGTCGACTTCGAAATCATGTCCCCCGCCACGGCCGCGCGAAGCACCCCCGTCCGCAGGTCGACCACCCCTCCCGGCGTCCCCAGAAGCCAAGGGTCTGCATCGAAATCCTTCTCCAGAGCCTGCAGCGCAGGGCGGTCGCGGCACAAACCCTCGACCCCACGGTGGAACGACAGCACCGTGTTGTCGGCCTCCCCCCTCCCCTTCGGTGGGGCCAGAAGCGATATCGCCTGCGAAAGCTCCGCAGCGCGCTGCACCCCAGCCGTGCACGGCCGCCATATGACCCCATCGAACTCATGCCACGCCCTCCTGTCGAGGTTGAAGCGCAGCCGCCCTCCATGCATCGAGGTGATGTACGTCGCATAGTCCAGTTGCTTCGACCTCGGCAGTCCAGCCGCCGGAGCCTCGGCCTCGGCGGGCTCCAAGTAACCGTCGTCGAACACCGCTCCCGCCACCTTCCCCAACCCCGACCGGGCTACGGCCTCTCGCTCCAGCTTGCGGAACCCCGACGACGACCTCGGGTCGAAACTGTCCCACTTGTCGTCCAGATCGACCCCCTGAGGCTGCAGCGAAGACCAGTCCTTCCATGGCTCCCTCCCTGCTTCGCCGCATGCCGCCTTGACGGCATGCCCTATCGCGATCCAAGCATCGTAGTCGTACCCCGCCGCATCGTCGTTCGGCATCAGCCCCAAGACCGCCTCGACCATCCACGCCGGAGCCTCGACATCATGCCCCATGACGCCGGGCGTCACGACGGCCGGAGCCCCCGTCGCCAGCGCCGACAACTCCGCCGCCTTGGCGTACACCGGCCCCGTCGACACCAGCCTCGTGCGGAACCCGTTCTTGGGGTTCATTCCCGAAGGCAGCCTGAACCAGTGAACCGCATCGGGTCCATCCGACACCCACCGCAGCCGCGAGCGCCATGCCGTCCACCCCATGAGGCCCCAGCCTTCGCGGCATGCCCATCCGACCTGAAAGTTCCCCTTCGATGTCTCGATCACCCATGAAGGCTGCGGAACGTCGGTCTGGAACACGTCGGCCCAAGCTATCTTCGTGCCGACATCGTCCACCACCACCGCATGCACCCTCTCGACCATCTCTGCGATGCGCCTTCCGTCCTTCAGGCCCTTCAGCCTCGCAGGGCAGAAATAGTGCCCATCCTTGTGGTGGAGGCTGTCGACGCTGCCGCCTAGGATGGGCGACCACCCATCGCTCGAACAGACGTATATTCCCCGCAGATTGTTGTCGAAAAGGCGATTGAGAAAGTCCATCGCGCCTATTGTCATAGTTGAAGTCTTTCGCTATCTATGACGCAGAACCGGCTGCGTCTCCGTCTCGGAACTCTACCCGGCTCCCTTGGGTTGTTTCTTGGTCGTTACTCCTCAGGGTCTATTAGGCGGCACTTGATGAACCTTCGTGCGCCCCCCGCCCAGTTCATCAGTGCCGCCTAATTTATTCAGCCGACTACGATCTGTCGAGCCACAACATCTGGCCCCCTCAGCGCCTATTCCCCACCACATCTTCCTTCGCCTTGGCGACGAGGTCGCGTATCTGCCGCCGCATGCAGTGCATGGCGGCCTCCCCATGTTTCGGCGTCACCGACATCGTCATCGAGAACTCCTTCCCATGCACCCTGCAGCGCATTACGATGTGCCTGTTGTGCCGCATCGACAGCACCTCGACGCCTAAGGCGTCGAGGTAGTTCCTGACTTCCCTGATGTTCCTGTTGGTGCTCATTTTCGCGCCCTTTCCCTTTTGGCCGTTTCACTTTCCGTATCGGAAACCTATGTGCAGTTCCGAAGCCACCGGCAGGCCCGAGGCCCACGGCGGCACCCCATCGACCAGAAACTTCAGCCCGCTTTCACTGACTTCGTACGTTTCCCAGACCAGTTCATCGTGGACCGTCAGCACCGGCACCATGCGGAACTGCCGCTCGACCCTGAGCATCGCCTCCGCCATGATGTCCCGAGCCACCGACTGGACCGCGTTCTCCACCAGACGACCGCCATAGGTCCTCTCGACCCCCCACTTCTTCGTCGTGCCGTTGACGCCGTCGAAGATCAGGCCGCCGTCGCGGTCGAAGCGCATGTTGTGGTAGTTGAGCTTCTCGCCGTTCGGCTTCTTCATCTGCAGCACCCCCTTCGTCATGCGGAACGACAGCCGACCCGCCGTCGTCACCACGCCCTGCCGCAGCACCGCCGCCTTGACCGCCTTCTCGACATCGTACCAATACGACACGATCCTCGGATTGCCCTTGCGCCATGCATCGACGAAGGCCTGCGCCTCATAGCCCGTCAGCACCACCCCGTAGGTTGCCGCAGTATCCAGAAACTTCGATCCTCCCATGCCGAAGCCGCATGCAAGCACCAGCACCTTGCCAAGCTGCCGGTCGGCTGACCCCACCTTCGAGGCCTGCAGCACATAGACATCCTCGCCCTTCCTGAAGGTTTCCAGAACATCCACCTGCCCCGCCAGCCACGCCAGCACGCGAGCTTCGATCTGACTGAAGTCGACCGACACCAACACCATGCCCTGAACCGCCGTGAACATCGCCCTGAGGCACTTGGAGAGGTCGTGCAGCACATCGGCCGACAGGAGCCCCATGTCCTCCGGCCCGTGGACCGCCTTCGCGATGACCTTGGCGGGGTCTAGCCCCTTGACCGGCCGCGGAAGGTTCTGCGGCTGGATCAGCCGACCCGCCCACCGCAGCGTCCGTCCTGCCCCATTGAACTGCAGCATGTTCCTCGCCCGGCCGTCGATGCTGGAGGCCACCGCCATCATCGCATCGAGCTTCGCCAGCGATGTCCTCGCCAGCGCCTGCCTGATCTGCAGGAGCCTCCGCACCCTAGGGTCGAGGCTCCCCTGCGCCAGAGCCGTAGCCACCGTGTCCTTCGTCAGGTCCGGCAGCATCAGCCCTGCGTCGCCGAGCCAGACCAGCACCCTTCCGCTCTCCGTGCCGGGGTTCGTCACCTTGCCGGATGTCAGCTTGTTCGCCTCCATGCACAGGTTCGACCGCGCTATCGTCGCCGCCTTCAGCAGCGCCATCACGGACAGCTTGTCGACCAAGAGCCCCTTCTCGTTCATCTTGGCGTCCAAGACCGACAGCGCAGCCTCCTTCGACGAGAGGTCCGGCACCATGCCGTCGATGCAGCGTTCGGCTTCGACATCGCCGCGACAGTAGGCCGCCAGACTATCGAGCTTGAGGACTGCAGCGGCGTTGCCCAGCGCCGCCTGTGCATGCCACGATGATCCATCCTTCCTCGGCTTCGACATGTCGAGCATCAGCCGCCGGGCCGTCTCGTCCTTTATGACCGCAGCATTCAGCGCCTTGCCTGCATCGAGCAGCTTCCCCGGCAGGCCGTAGGCCAGAGCCTTCTGCATCGTGCAGACCATCTGCTCGGGGGCGACATCGAGCCGGTAGAACCGCCGCAGCACGTTCCATTCGAACGCCTTCACCCACGCCCTCACCTCGCCGCCGTTCTCTATGTGCGCGATGAGATGGTTCGGCAGCCTTCGCGTATTGGGCCACGACACCGAAGACACCTTGTCGTTGTCGAACGCCCATGCCACCACGGTGACATCGAACATCGGGTCCTCGACATAGTTCTCGACCCCGACCGTCTTCAGGTCGAGGCTGCCGAAGGTTTCGAGGTCGAGGTGCAGGATGCGGTTGGTCATGGCTTCACCATCTGGGAGAGCACGGTCCAGAGGGATGCGACGAAGATGGCGAAGATGAATACCATCGCCTTCCTGCTGTCCTGCCCCTTGCGTTTTGGACGGTGCTGGTAAGGACGGCAGTCGGACCTACGGCAGAGTAGCCAGAGCCAGAACATTGGTTTTCACCCCTTCGGAAAAGTTTCAACTTTCGGTAAAATAGGGGTTGAAGTTTCGATACGCAAGCCCTATGTTGTCGAAATCGCAAACGGAGAAACGACCATGAACGACGAGATCAACATCCACCCCGCCGATGAGCTTGCTGCCCTCCGCGAGGAAATCAAGATCATGCAGGAGCGCGAGGAAATCCTCCGCAGCGCCCTCATGAACGGTTCCGCCGAGGAGCGCGAAGGCCGCCAGTATACCGCCTACGTGCAGGTGTCGAACCGCGAGACCATCGACAAGGCGTCGCTGATCGCCGCCCTCGGCCGTGAGGTCGTCGAACCCTTCATCAAGCATAGTGAAGTCAAGTCGCTCAAGCTGGCGGCCAAATCACAGGAGTGACCAATGAGCAACGGCAGCGGACATTACCCTCGCGGTGGCTGGGGCAAGCACACCTATCCGCCGCCGCAGTGGCGCTTCGATGAGATGCTCTTCGGTCTTGGATCATCGAGGAGCATCGCCCAGAAACTGGTCGAGCGGGGCTACCCCCGCCTGCCTCTCAGCAGCATCGCGGGATGGCGGATGCGCAACTCAGTCCCCGTCTTCTGGCTTCCGGCGCTGGTCCAACTGGCGCTCGACGAGAAGATCATCAACCGTATCGACGACCTTCGCGTCGTCGGGAAACGACCAACGGAGAACGACCATGACAACCAGCGTAGAAGAACTGCTTAGGACCTTCAGGCAGAAGGAAGCCGACGCCACCAAGGCCCGCGTCCACTACCTCGATAAAATACGCCAGTATACCGAGAAGGCGGAGCAGGCCCGCGCCGACGCCGTGCGCTATTCGACGGCCATTGCCGCCGTGACGGATGCGATGAACGGCGGCGAACCCAGCCCTGCCGCCGAGGCTTTCGACGACGAACAGAAAGGGGAGCCCCCGGTCGTGCCGGAGGCCCACCCGTTTCCACTTGCTGGACCGGCGGCTCAGTTCGCTAACGGCCTCGACCGCACTGCGCTCCGCCGCCGACTTCGACAGCATCACATGCGGTACCCCGTCGCCGGGAGCCATGCGAGCGTCTATCAGGTCATCCGGCAGGTCACCATCGCGGCGATAGTCCGGCACGCCGACTTCCCGGCCTATGTCGCGGCCGGTGGCTTCGACATCAAGGGGCCGTACCAACGGACGTGGGAGAACATCGTGCATGCCGCCGAGACCATCGGCGTCGACCTGAAGCCGCTCGAGGAGGAAGCCATCGACCTCCACCGGACGATCTTCAAGCACGGCACGGCAGGCATCGACTACGCCATCGGGGTGAGGCCGATAGTATCATGAGCCACAACGTCATAGCCATCGACCCCGGAGCGGTGTCGGGTGCCATCGCCGTCTTCTTCGGCGCTGGCGGTCAGAGCGTCGGCGACCTCGCCATCGTCAACGGGCAGGTCGACGCCGCAGCCCTTTCGCGCATGGTGCGGCTCGCTGCGCCCTGCGTCGCCATCGTCGAGGATGTCCACTCGATGCCGAAGCAGGGGGTCTCCTCGACCTTCAAGTTCGGCGTCGCCGTGGGTATCATCAGGGGCGTCCTCGTCGCCTATGGCGTGCCGCTCTACTACGTCGCCCCCACCGTCTGGAAGAAGCATTTCGGCCTCATCGGCCCGGACAAGGAGAAGTCGAGGGCTCTGGCCCTGCAGCGTTACCCCGCGCTGGCCGAGAGCCTCGGACTGAAGAAGCACCAGAACCGCGCCGAGGCCTTGCTCCTCGGGGAGTGGTTTCTGGCCACCAACAAAGGACAACGACCATGAGTGCATTCGGAAAATACGACCTCGCCTGCGATCTCGCCCGCAAGGTCACCAAGGCAGAGACCGTGCTGCTGATCGTCCTCGACGGCAACGAAGGCAGCGGCTTCTCGGTGATGACGAAGGACCAGAGCGTGATCGCGAAAATCCCGGCGCTGCTCCGCCGCGTCGCCGACGACATCGAGGTGTCGGAGCCTCCGACGATCAACATGGTGGCCGTCGATGAGAACGAGGTGCCGCAATGACCGACAAGTACGTTCGCGGCAGCCCGACCAGCCGCGACGCATGGCTGCAGAACGAACCTGCGGCCAACAGCCAGCGGAGGTTTGTCCTCGACCTCCTCCGCCAGTATCCTCGCGGCGGCCTGACCGACCATGAGATGCAGAACCTGCTGCGGATGAACCCCAGCACCCAGCGTCCCCGCCGCATCGAACTCGTCGAAGGCGGCTTCGTCATCGACAGCGGGCATACCCGCCTTACCCCCAGCGGCCGCAGAGCGGTTGTCTGGGCAATCAAGAAGGAGAAACGACCATGAACGCCCTGACCGAATACGTCCGCTGGTGGTTCTGCACCACGATGCTGACGGGAGCCTTCTTCTCCGCGAGGGGAATACTCAACGGCTGGAGCCCTCCGACCTTTTCCGACTTCTTCGCCACGGCGGGGCTGTTCGCCGCCGTCGCGGCACTGCCGATGCTGGTGATCGTCGGCATCGTCTTCATCATCTGCGGAGGGCTCAAGCTGTGAACAGCACCGACCTCATCCAGAGCCTCTGCATCGCCGGTCTGGTCGTCATCGTGCTTATCCAGCAGGCCACCATAAACCTGCAGGTCGGCCATCTCAAAGACCTCGCCGAGCATGTCATCAAGCTCGGCGACATCCTCTCGGCGCGCATGCGCCGACAGTACGACAACAAGGAAACCAAGCAATGACCGACAGCAAGGAAAAGGCAAAGGAGAAGACATTCTTCGGGGTCCTCGGCATCGACACCGACATCATCGGCCTGCCGCTGACCCCGGAAATATGCGAGCAGATCAACGCCCTCATCGACCGCCTCGGCGCGGCCCTCGACGCGGAGGGTGGTGCGACGCCGATGACAAGTGGCATGGCGCTGGCCGTCTACGTCGCCGACTGGGTCGTCGAGGCTCCCTTCAGGGGCACCAAGCAGGCCCTGCTTGTCGCCATGTTCATGCAGATGGTCCTCAGGATGGTCGCCGCCATGACCGCCATCACCGATGCCGACGCCAAGGTCATGACGGGCGAGGAAGTCAGCGAAATCGTCAAGGGGATGTTCGGCGATGATATGGAGGGCGGCAGTGTCCACTGATCCACTCTACCCGTTTCAGGAGGCGGCCGCAGCCAGCGCCGCCACCGGGCAGCAAGTCTACCTCGGCTTCGATCCGGGGCTCGGAAAGTCGCGCACCGCCATCGAGACGGCGAAGCGCCGCAAGGTCAGGCGCATGCTCGTCGTATGCCCTGCGTCGGGCCGCTACGTCTGGGCCTCGGAGATGAAGAAGTGGTGGCCGGACATGCCGGTCACCGTCATCCGTGGCCCCGCCGACCTCGGCTTCCTCCGCAACCCCGGCGTCATCGTCCTGACCTATGGCCTGCTGTCGATCAAGGAGGGTCCTTTCGTTTCGGGCCTGCTGAAGACGCCGAAGTTCGACATGGCCGTCATCGACGAGGCAGCCTTCGTCAAGAACCCCGGCTCGAACCGGACCCGCGCCATCCTCGGCAAGCTGCTCGGGCACCTCGGCTATGTCCTGCCGATGTCCGGCACCCCCGCCCCGAACCACGCAGGGGAACTGTACCCGATCCTGAAGGCTCTCCACCCTGCGGCCATCACGGACGGCTCCGGCGTCGTCATGAACCAGTGGCAGTTCGAGGACGCCTACTGCAAGGTGGTCCAGAAGCGGTTCGGGCAAGGACCATCGGTGCGCGTCATCGAGGGCTCCAAGAACCTCGCCGGATTGCGGGAGAAGATGAACGGCTTCATGCTGAGGGTGCGGAAGGAAGATGTACTCGATGAGCTTCCCGACATCCGCTATGACGTGGTGCCCATCGCCCCGACGCCCAACGTCATCGGCAACCTGCCGCAGCTACCGGCCTTCGCCTCCGACGAGGAGTTCCTGAAGTATCTCGCCGGAGCCGCTGGCGATGTCCACGTCATGAGGCTCCGCCACCTGTTGGGGTTGGCCAAGCTGCAGCCCGCCGTCGAGTACATCGACGACTTCCTGCAGAACCTGAACCCCCACAAGAAAGTTCTCGTCTTCGCCCACCACAAGGATGTCGTCGAGGGGCTCCATGCGAGGCTCCGCGACCACCACCCGACGCTGATCACCGGCTCGACCACGACAGTTGAGAGGGCCAAGGCCATCGACGACTTCCTGATGGAGCCGCGCTGCCGCCTGATGGTCGGCAACATCCAAGCCATGGGCACCGGCCTCACCTTGGTCGGCCCCAACTGCCGCTGCTCCGACGTGATCTTCGTCGAGGCGTCCTACGCGGTGGGCGACAACGTGCAGGCCGCCGCGAGGGTTCACCGAATAGGCCAGTACGAAGGCGTCGTCGCCCGCTTCCTGACGGCGCATGGCACCATAGACGACCGCATCCAATCGATCCTTGCCCGCAAGGCCAAGGACTTCCATGATCTGTTCAATTGAAGGAGTATCGACCATGACCGCAACCCTGACCCTTACCGGTGAGACCTTTCAAGACATTTTCTTCCAGATGCAAGTCATCGTCAGCCAGCAGCCGCCGATGGAGATCATCCCCACCCGCGTCGAGGAGGCCCCACTTCCGGACGCGCGTCCGGAAGTGGAGGCGAAACCACGCCGCGCCCACCGCCGCGTCAACCCTGTCGGCAACGGCAAGGCCAAGGAGGAACCCGCCGAGGCTCCGGTCGAAGAAGCCACCGGCCCCGCCGAGCCGGAGGAGGTCTTTGAGGTGGAGATCGTCGAGGAGGAGCAGCCCGACGCAGGGCCGCAGGACAGCCTCGCCGACCTCAAGCTGAAGGAGGAGGTGCTGGCCAGCCTTCACACCATGTTCCTCGCCGGGAACGTCAAGCGCATCCGCGAAATCCTGACCAAGTACGGCCACGGCGCGAAGTCCTTCCCTGAGGTCGAAGCCAAGCACTTCGCCGAGATCAAGAAGGCGATTGCGGCATGAAGCGGCGCAACTTCCTCGGGCTCCTCGGCGGCACCGCCGTCGCGGGGCCGTCCATCGCCGCCGAGACGGCGTCGAAACTGTCCGCCAGCAACGTGTGGGCGCATAAGGCCAACTACCTGACGCAGGGGCAGGGGCCGCTGGCGGACTACGCCCAATCCGGGGCTCCGGCAAATGACATCAGTTGGCACGCCAGCCGCATCCAGAGCCTTCGCGACCTGATCACCGGCAAGGTCGACGACCACGACGCCCACTACCGCCGCGCCAACCGCGTGCGCTCTGGGGAGATGGCCGACCGCGCGGCCATCGACGCCCTGCGGTCGGTGTCGATGCAGCATAAATACTCGATGCTGGTGGATGCCGGGGAACGCCGTGCGCGCCGCGCCAACATCCTCGACGCCGAGTTCGAACTCAGCAACCTGCTCAATCTCAAATTCTAGGAGCCCCGATGTCCGACCATGCCGCCATGGCCCCATCCTCTGCAGAGATGTGGATGAACTGCCCTGCCTCGATCACCAAGGCCGCAGGGCGGACGCGGCCGTCGTCGGTCTACGCCCGCGAGGGCACCGCAGCGCACGCCATCGCCGAGAAGATCATCAACGGCGACATGTTCCCTCCCGGCAAGATCACCGTCGAGGGGCAGGAGTTCATCGTCGGCCTGCCGATGCTGAGGGCGCTGAACCCCTACATCGCGCAGGTGCAGGACCTGCAGGGGCTCGGGGCCGAGGTCCACATCGAGAAGAGGGTCGCCTTCAACAACGAGGTCTGGGGCACCACCGACTGCGCCGCCCGCTTCCACAACAACCTTCGCATCATCGACCTGAAATACGGCATGGGGGTGCCGGTCAGCCCCGACAGCAACCAGCTTAAAATCTACGCCGTCTCTGCGGCGACGACGCTGTGGCCGGGTCGCGGCTTCGAGAGGGTCTACCTGACCGTCCACCAGCCGCGCATCGACCCCATGCCCAAGACCCATACGGTGACGGCGAGGGAGCTTGCCGACTGGCGCGATGGGGAACTGAAGCCTGCGATCCTTCGCATCCGCCAAGGCGATGAGACCGAAAAGACCGGCACCTATTGCCGCTGGTGCGTACGGAAGTCGGAGTGCAAGACCTTCAAATCGTACAAGAATTCGATGGCGGCGGATATTTTTGACGATGGGGTTGACACTTTGAATACTTGAACCTACCTTGACGACACGGTGAAATTCCTCGATAGCTCAACGGTAGAGCATCCGGCTGTTAACCGGGGGGTTGCTGGTTCGAAACCGGCTCGGGGAGCCACCACCGCTACGCATTGCAACACCGGAAACATTGAAACAGGAGAAGTCAAATGCCTACGATCAATACCCCTTACTGCACCCTCGCCTTCCCCCACGTCTTCCAGCCACGGCCGCGCGCCGAAGGCGGCGAAGCGGTCTACTCGGCGACGGGCATCTTCAATCCCGCCCAGCAGCAGAACCCCGCCTACAAGGCCATGCAGGACGCCTGCATGAAGGCCGCCCGCGACGAGTGGGGCGAGAAGGTCCTCCTCAAGGACGTGCGCATGCCGTTCCGCGATGCCGGTGAGAAGTCCGGCAAGTACAACGGCTTCAACGCCGGGGACATGTTCATCAACCCTTGGACCAAGTCGAAGCCCGGCATCGTCAACGCCCAGCGGCAGGACATCCTTCTGCCGGAAGAAGTTTGGGCCGGGCAGCTTGTCCGCCTCAACATCACCCCGTATGCTTGGATGAACTCGGGGAAGAAGGGTGTCAGCTTTGCCCTCAACCACATCCAGATCATAAAGACGGACACGCCGCGCATCGACGGCCGCGCTCCCGCATCGTCGGCGTTCGACGACGGCGAGGTCGACGACAGCGAAGACAGCATGTTCTAACGAATTCCCGGTCAGACGGGAATGTACGGCAGGGGGGATGGTCCCTCTTGCACTTGATAGAGGAAACGAACCATGAAGAAGATCGTAGCACTCGCAGCCGTTCTGTCCATGGCTGTTGCCCCTGCCTTCGCCGCCATCGGTTCCGGCAACGGAAACGGCAATGGCAACGTCGGTGCCTTCAACGGCAACGGCAACGGCAATGGCAACTCCGGCATCGGCAACGGTAACGGGAACGGCAACGGGAACTGGGGCCTCGGCAACGGCAACCTGAACGGCAACCTCAACCACGGCATCGGGAACGGCAACGGGAACGGTAACGGGAACTTCGGCCTCGGCAACGGCAACGTGAACGGGAACGGAAACTGGGGCTTCGGCAACGGCAACGGCAACGGCAACGTCAATGGCGGCATCGGCAACGGTAACGTCAACGGCAACGGCAACGCTGGCGTCGGTTCGGGCAACGGCAACGGCAACGGCAACCACTAAGGACTGCTCTCCGGGGTCGCCCTGAAAGCGGCCCCGGTCTGCTTCACCTTGGTACTGACGGAGGCCACCATGAACAGGCTCATCGTGCTTACCGCCGTGCTGTCGCTCCTTGCAGGGCAGGCTCTGGCGTGGTCCATCGGTTCCGGCAACGGAAACGGCAACGGCAACGTCGGCGTCGGCAACGGCAACGCCAACGGCAACGGCACCCCTGATGCGAACGGCAACATCGGCTATCGCAACACGGGCACCGGCAACATCGGTTCCTTCAACGGCTCCTCAGGGAACATCGGAGCCTTCAACGGCCGGGGCAATACCTCCCCGACCAGCGGCAACGGCAATGTCGGCTCGTTCAACGGCAACCACAACGGCGGCATGTTCAACGGCAACGGCAATGTCGGTTCCTTCAACGGGAACAACAATGGCAATGGGAACACGCCATGAGGATGCCGCTCCTGCTCGCGGTCCTGTGCCTCTCCACCGCCGCCCTTGGCGCGACTGGCGCTGGCAACGGCAACGGAAACGGGAACTCAGGAAACGGGAACGGGAACAACAACGGAAATGGTGTCGGCTCCGGCCTCGGAAACGGCAACGGCAATAACAACGTTGGCGATGGGAACGGAAACGGGAACACCGGCAACGACAACGGCAACAACAATGTCGGCGACGGCAACGGCAACGCCAACACCGGCAACGGACAGGGCAACGGACACCACGGCAACGGCTCGGGAAACGGTCCCGCGTACCATGCGCCTTCGTGGCTGAAGTGGCTCTGAAATCAGACCGGGGCTCCCTGTGCGAAGGGGAGCCCCGGAGAGCAACGACCAACCCAATCTATGGAGATAACCCATGAAACTGAAATTGATCTTGGCGACGCTTTGCCTCGCCGCATCCACGACGATACCTGCCCTCGCCCAGAACGACAACGTCGGCAACGGCAATGTCGGCTTCATGAACGGCAACTTCAACTCCAACGGCAACGGCGGCCAAGGCGGCACCGGGGGCGTCGGGGGTGGCGGCGGCACGGGCGGTCAGGGTGGACAGGCCACCGGCAACAGCGTCTCGAACAGCTACAGGAACCGCGTTCCCGGAGCCATCGGCGCTCCCGGCCTCGCTGCAGGCGCGATCACCTGCCTCGGCTCGATCTCCGGCGGCGTGTCGTTCTACGGCGGCGGCGTCGGGCTCGGCACCACCTACCTCGAAAAGGCGTGCGAGAGCCGCGCGCTGGCGGAGCAGCTTTACCGCTACGGCATGAAGAAGCAGGCCATCGAGGTCCTCTGGTACAACCACCCGCTGATCAAGGCGACCATCCGTCAGGGTGGCCTCGGCGGCACCAAGAAGCGCTAAGGAGAAAAGACATTGGAAAGCATCGAGAAAGTCCATGAGGTCGTCCGCAAGGCACTGCTGAAGTACCATGACGACCCTCAGGCCGTCGACGCCTATGACAGGCTGACGATCTGGATCAGCCACTTCCGTTCCGTAGCCGAAAAGCGGGCCGTGGAGCGGCAGGCGGCCTAGGAGGGCCGTACAAGCGTTTTGTGAGTTTTTGGGCCTCGGATACCCTCCGAGGCCCAAATCGCGTCTGGCGGGCCTGCCTGCCTCATTGGAGGGGTATTTTCGGGACGTTCAACCCCCCGACCACCACGCCGAACAGGTTCAGCAGCACAAGGATGATGACGACCACCGCCAGAACCGTCGCCACGACGTTGACGATGCGGCCTATCGGGTCAGGCAGGGGAACCTGCGTCATCACCCAGCGGACCAGCCACAGGAGGACGCCGATGACCAATATCCATACGATCAGGCTGACGATTGCGGCGATCATTGTCCTACTCCTCGTTTTCGGCTTTCTGTGAAGGCTCCCTGAAGTACCTCATGATGATCGGGTTCATCATCGCCACGACATAACCGACCAAGAGCCCGACCAGCTTGGCGATCTCGGGGCTCTGGATGTCGACGAACCCCAGAAGCACGACGGCGACCAGTCCGAAGAACCCTGCGATGACCAGCACCGCGATCAGCGACCGGGTCAGGTTCTCGTTCATGGAGCCTTCTTCATCGCGTCGCGCACCGCCTCGCAGTCCTCGACCACCGACAGGTAGGTGCCGTCGGCGAAGCGGACGAGGCACTGGACCTTGTCCGGCAACTGCTTGTTCGGCTTGCCGGGGGCTCTCGGGTGGATCAGTTGCGTGATCTGCGCAGGGTTGGCCTGCACCACGCGGCCGTCGACCATGTGCAGGGTCAGCAGGTCGATGGCGGCGAGGACGGTCATGCAGGCTCCCCCGCCTCGCCGCCGGGTGGCGGCGTGAAGGTCGAGCCGTCATAACTGAAGCCGGGACCGGCCTCGCCGTTGACATCCTCGACCATCGTGTAGCCGCTCGGGGCTCTCCATGTCGCCTCGTTGCCGTCCCACTCGATGACGTTGACGACGATGCCGGATGCGTTGTCGATCATTGCATAGCGCGCCATCAGAAGAACTCCGTGAACAGGAACATGGCCGGTCCGCCAGCAGGAGCAGAAGACCCGGCGGTGCTGTTGTAGGTGACTTGCCCGCCCGCGCCGCAGCCATATCCGCCCGGTCCGGTACCGCCCGCATTGCCGAAGTAGCTGTCTCCAACTACCCATCCGAAACGGGTGGCACCTCCACAACCGCGCAGATTGATCGGTGACGAAATACCAGCAACAGAAACGTGACCGTTTTCCCCGTTGACACCGATTGTCCAGCCGGTTCCGGCAGTGCCGCCAACGCCACCGGACACGCTCAACACTGTGGCGGTGCTGGCCGACCGCGTTGCGCCAACACCGCCACCCAATGTGCAGTTGATGCCGCTGCCGAACTCGGACGTGCCGCCCGTGCCGCCTGTCGCCACGACGCCGCCTGTCCCGGCCGCGCCGATGGTGTATGGCGTGGATGCTGCCAGTTCCGCCGCTGTAAACAGCCTGAAGCCATAAGCTCCTGCCCCGGCCCCGGACGCCACCGCAAACTGGTTTGCCGCTGGCGTGACCGCCTGCGCACCGCCGCCTCCCGGCCCGACGCCCTCGACCGAGAGGTACTTCAGCCCGGCACGCTTGGAGTAGCTGCCGGACGAGGTGGCGAGCGTCTGGACGATGCTGGAAATCTTGCTGTCGGCATACTGCTTGGTGACGATGCCGAGCGCCACCGTCGGGTCTCCGGCAACCGTCATCAGGCCGGTCTTCCGCTCGCCGATGAGCGGGCTGAAGATGTAGGCACCGGCATCGCTGTAGGCATTGAGGGCGAAATCGGAACCGGCGTTGCTGCCGCTTTCTGCGGAAGTATTGCCGAACTGCATGTCCCATCGGGCGACGCCACCCTTGCGCCCGGCGATGACGTTGGCCTGCCCTGCGGCGGCCTTGTCCAGTATCAGGCCCGGCGTCGCCTTCGAGATGGTCAGGTCGCCGGTCATGGTGTCGCCGGTATCCATCACCCTCGCGGCGAGGTCAGTGACGAGGTTGGTGACGCCGCTCTCGGGGATCGGCAATGTCGGCGGGAAGGTCGCTGGCTTGTTGGTCAGCGCGTTCCAGTCGGTGGTGCCGGGAGCCCCGGTCGCCCCGGTGTCACCCTTGGGACCCTGTGCGCCGGTCGTTCCCGGAGGGCCTTGCGCCCCGGTGTTGCCGGTCGGACCCTGCGCGCCGGTCGCTCCCTGAGGGCCTTGCGCCCCGGTGTTGCCGGTTGCCCCGGTGTCGCCCTTGGGACCCTGTGCCCCGGTCGCCCCGGTCGCTCCCTGAGGCCCTGTGGCTCCGGGGGTTCCCGGCACCCCTTGCGGACCCTGAGGCCCCGGCACCGTGCTGTCGGCACCGTTCTCGCCGTTCGCACCCGGCGGCCCCTGCGGGCCGGGAGGTCCGGGGATGTTCTCGACCGGCCGCACCTCGGTGACCTCGACGAGTCCGATGGGCACTGGCGGAGCCCCGGCGGGCGCGGTCGTCCTCGCCGTCTGGACGACGACATCCTTGGAGCCTCCGGGGCGCGATATGGTTACCTTGGTCATGGCCTGTGCAGGTGCAGCGTCACGGCTCCGCTCGATGCCGACTGCGTCGCCGGGGTCACGGTGACATCGTAGTAGGAGCCGGTGTTGGTGATGCCGACGACGGCCCACGTCGTCGCCCCGACGGTGATCTGGTCAGCGGGCCGGACGAGGCTCCAGACCGAGGTGTAGTCGACGGGGGTGGTGCCGGTCGAGTATGCCGAGACCCTCAGTATGTCGAGCGCGTAGTTGGCATGGACGATCTGTCCGGTCGCAGGAGCGACAAGGCTGTCCTGCTTGAGGTAGCTCATGGCGATGTCGGTGTCCGGCAGCGGTGCCGATGTCGGGTCGATCACGGTGACGTTACCTTCGGCCAGCGTCGTAAGGCTCCCGCCCTTTGCGGCGATGAGGCTCCACCAGCATCCGTCGGGCAGGGCGTCGACCTGCGCCTCGGTCAGCGACATGCGGAGTTCGTTCTCGCCGATGACGGTGACGGAGAACGGCTGGATCATGGAGCCCCCGCGCTGGTCGTAGATCGCAGCACTGACCGAGGTGCCGGTGTCGGTCAGGTCGTAGGGCTGGCCCTTCATCGTGTCGGTCCACAGGTTCACGATCAGGTCGGCGGGGTCGCCGCGCTCGAGGGTGAGGTCGATCTGGTCGATGAAGTCTGCGGGCACCATGCTCATCGCCTCCGACATCAGCGTCGATGCGGAGCCCTTGGCGATCACGGTCGGCTCGCCGTCAATGGTGCCGAGGACCTGCAGATTGTAGCCGTTCGGGTCGGCGATGTCGGCCGCCGGGATGAACGCCTGCGCCTTGCCGTTGGCGATGTCGGTGGTCGGAGCGAAGTACATCAAATTGCGCCCGGTCGACCTCTCCTGCAGGTAAAGCTGCGCCGCAGGGTCGGTGTTGTACGGGGCTCCGCCCTGCCGCAGGAAAGTAAAATTCACGCGGTTGTCGATGCCGCTGGTCAACTTCATCGACAGCAGGGCGGCCTGCGCCGGATCGAGGTAGATCGTTCGAGCTATCGTCGTCACAACCGCGCCTCCAGAGTCTCGATCCTCGCCATAGCCTCCTGCAGGGCCTTGGCCAGCGCCGCCACGACGGCCATCAAATTGGGGCTCTGCAGCATGTCCTTCTCGTCCTTGCTGCCGGTGGCCGCCGTCGGCGTCAGGGTGCCCTGCAGTTCGTGGGCGATGAAGCCCCAACGCTCCTTGTCGTCATCCTCGAACAGGTTCCCGTATTTCTTGAGGTTGTACGAGATCGGCGACAGCGCCTTGACCTTCGCCCACATCGACGGCAGCGGCGTGACGTTGCGCTTGGTGCGATAGTCGCAGGTTATCGAGACCGCTCCGATGTTGGTGCCGTCGACGCAGGCGTAGAGGAGCCCCGCGCTGTAGAGCCAGTTGTGCCAGTTCGCCGAATAGGCCCCCAGAGCGGTGTTCTTGCCGCGCTGGCCCATGCCGAGGAAGGAGCCGAAGGTGGTGTGCGGGTCGATGTTGAAACTGCCGTTGAGGTGGAAGGAGCCATCGGTCTGGATGAAAGCCTGCCCGCTGCCGCTGCCGACGCCGTTGGGCCGCAGATATAGCTGGCCAGCGCCGGTCGCCGCGAGGATGACGGTGGCGGTGGTCGAGAAGAACGCGCCCCCGGCGCTGGAGAGCGGGGCGGTGAACTGCGCCAGCGTGTTGTCGCGCGTGATCACCACCGCCGTCTGGGCGTTCGCGCCGTTGTTGTCGTAGGCGGTCAGCACGAAGCGCGAGCCGGTGCGGGTGGCGCTTTCGGCGAGGGCATCGCCAAGCTCCATGTTCCAGCGCAGCGAGGTGCCCATGCGGCCTACGATGTTGCTGGTCTGGGCCGACGCCTTCTTGTCGAGGAGGAGCGAGGCGCTGCTGTTGCTGTCGAAGGTCATCGCAGTCTGGTTGACGACAAGGAAGGGCGTCAGGATGCCTTCCTGATTGTCGACGAGGGTGGCGGTGTCGTTCGACTGCAGCGTCAGGGCTCCGGCGGCGAGCGTCATCAGGGTGCCGGTGCCCGCCTTGTCGGTACGCCACTTGGAGCCGTCGTAGGAGAGGTTGTTGGCGAACTGGCCCGACACCGAGTTGACGTAGCCGCCTTCATCAATCGTGAAAGCATCCACCCCTGTGCCGTCCGCCTTGTCGTTCAGCACGAGGCGGTTGCGCCACTTGCTCGCCTCCGCGAGTTTGGCGATCCATGCGAAGTCGGCCCCCGTCCACGACAGGCCGTTGCTGCCGGTCATCGAGGTGAAGGAGAGCAGGCCGTTGGGGTTGCCAGCGCCGCTGATCACCGCCCCTGTGGTGAAGGTCTTGAAGTTGTCGACGTAGTTCTTGGTCGCTGCATCGTGGGGATCGGTCGGCTCGCCGACGTTGATGAGCCGCTTCGCGTTGAATGGCAGGTCGGCCGTCGGCTGGGTGCGGCCGTCCTTGGTGATGCAGGTCGAGAGCCCCGCCGCGAAGCCGTTGTCCTCGCTGTCGTGGAGGTCCGACTTGATCTTGATCCCGGCGGCTGCGTCGCTGACCCAGTTCCTGACCCGGTTGAACGTGCCGTTGCTGTCAAAGGGCATGGGAGCCTCCTGTCCTTACTGGCTGCCACCACCGGCTGCCCAACCATACAGCCTGCCGGGGGCTCTGGCGATGGTGGCCAGAATGCCGCGTCCGGGGGCGGTGTCCATCGTGTTCGCGGCACCCTTGGCGACAGCACCACCCACCGTCCTTCCGGCATCCCCCGCCAGCCATGCGCCGGGGAAGCCGCCCACGGAGCCTCCGGCAGACGCCGCAGCGGAAGCCAGCCCATACTTCGCGGCGGCTGGCGTGACATACCTCAGCAACGGAGCCGCCAAGGTGCCTGCGGCTCCTACGGCCGCCCCTGTGCCGACATCCTGACCATGGCCGTAGGCCGATGTCGCTCCGTACCCGGCGTTCTCCAGCATGTCGGCGACGATGCGCCCGCCCCTCCCGGCCCATGGAACCGCCTTCGTCGCCCCGGCCTTGAGGACACCGCCCGGAGCCGCGAAGGAACTGAGGGCCTCGATGGCCGTCGTCGAGCCCGGATTGACGAACTCCATGCGTTCGTTCCGGGCCTTCGTGTTGGCCTGTTCCTCCGCCAGCGCCTGATCGTAGTCAACATCCCCGCTGAACATGGCGTGCAGCCCGGCCGCCGCCCTGTCGTCCATGCCGAGGCTGATGCCGTGGGTGGCGGTGCCCAACAAGTCGCCGAGCGTCGTCCCGACCCTCGACATCGCGGAGGCGTTCTTGAAGGCGGTGAGGTTCTTCTGCTTGTTGCTGGCGTCGAGTTCGTCCAGCATCTTCATGGCGTCGGCGGCATCGGCGTCGTTGCCTGCCTTGCCAGCCTTGTCGGCTATGTCGAGGAGTTCCTGTCGGGTAAAAGGCATGGTTCACCTCTTTCCGTATTTCTCGCGAAGGCGCTTTTCCTTCTGCTCCGGCGTCTCTCCCTGCGGTATGTCGGGGGCGGCCGGGGCTCCGGTCCCTGCAACCGCCGCAGGGCTCTGCGATGGCGCTGGCGCTGGCCCTGCGACCACCCTGCCACGGTCGTAGGCGTAGTCCGGCAGCGGGTCGGAACCATACTGGAACAGGCTGTTGCTGATGACGCTGCGGTCCTTCTTGACGGCGTTCTCCATCTGCGTGATGGCGTCCAGCCGCTGTTGCGGGCTGCTGTCGGGGTTGTTCATGATGCGGGTGAAGGTCGCCATCTCGTAGTTGGAGGTCTGACCCTTCAGGGTGGCGCTCATCCGCTGGACAGCCTCTGCGCCCATGATCTGGTCGAAGCGCATCGTCGCGTCGATCTGGGCGTCGGTGTAGCCAGCCGCCTTCAGGGCCTGCCTGCCGAGGGCTCCGGCCTTCATGCCGGTGGTGATCGCCACGTAGTTGCCGGTGCCGGTGGGGACGTTGGGAGCCAGTTCCTTGGCGAGGTTGAGGGCGTCGAGGGTGCTGTCGTAGTGGCTCGCCTCGAGTTGCATGTCCTTGACATCCTTCATCGCCTGCCTGCCGCCCATCGGATCGATTGGCGGCGCAGCGCCACGCAGGACATAGGCGTCGTATTCCGGGGTCCCCGGCTTGAGGCCCTGCTTCTCGGCCTCGGCCCTGCGGGCATCCGTCTCCCTGCCGATGGCGTCGATCTTGGCTTGGTCCTCGACCGTCTTCTGGGCGGCGGCGGCTTCCTCCTCACGCTTCTTCTCGGCCACCTGACGCTCGTTGAGGGTGGTGGCGACCCCTGCGCTGACGCCCTCCTCGCGCTGCTTCTCGGTGACCTGACGTTCGTTGGCGGTGGTGGCAACCCCCGCAGCCACGTCGGCAGCGGTGGCGGCGGCAGCCCTCGCCTCTGCCTGCGTGTCCTCGCGGCTGGCGTTCTCCTGCCTGATGCGCTGCAGGTCGTCGTACATCTTGTTGCTGCGGTCGGGGTCCAAGGCGCTCATGTCGGCAAGCTGCTGTTGCGTCGGACCTTCGGGGCCGACGCCGCGCATGATCTCGGCCAGACGGCCACGGGCGTCGGCTTCGGCGCTGGCGATGCGGCCCTCCTGCATGCCGGTCGCCGCGATGTCGGAGAGGTGGGCGAGGCCCTGCCAAGGGCTCGCGATCTGCGGCACCTCCGCAGCCTTGGCCGAGGCCAGCGCCGCCTCCTTCTGGCGGTCCTGCAGGGCCTTGATCGTCATCGCCTTGAGCGGATCGCGGTATCCGGTGGTCGTCGACTGGAAGATGCTCATACCCACAATCTCCCCGAATTGAGGCGCTGCATGACGGTGGCGAGGTCCTGACGGCCGCCCTGCGACTGCATGGCGACGGCGAGCGGCGTTGCAGGCATCGGCGTCGGAGCCGTCATCGGCACCCTTGGAGCCATCCTTGCGGCGCTGCTTCCGCCTCCGACACCCGCCAAGGCCGCCAGATTGTCCGCCAGACCGCCGCTCTCCGCCTCAGGCGAGGCCGCTGGAGCGTTTTCAGGGGTCACGGGCGTCATATCAGCCCCCGGAGCGGAATAGCCTCCAGCGCCCGCCTGCGGGTTCGGTGGATGCCTTACGTGAAGCTGGTCCGAACTGGTCAGGCCCGCAACGTCGGCACCGCCGTAGCGGGCCGACCGCTCGGCGGCGTATTTCGAGGCGGGACGCTCCCACTTGTTGACGAAGGCCGTCGCTGCATCCTGCGGGTTGGTGGTCGCCATCACCGAACGCCACGCCGGAGCCTCGGTGGTCTGGTTCTCGTTCATGAAGAAATCGAGTTGGGTATCGAGGTCGTTGATCGGCTTGCCCTGCGCCTTGGCGAAGTCCTCGAGCGCGATGCGGCGAGGGCCTGTCCACTGCGCGAGGCCGTAGCCGCCGCGACCCGAATAGGGATGCAGTTCCTGAATGCCGGTGTCGAGGCCGCTCTCGTCCATGAAGTTCGCGGCGACGCCCTGCGCGACGTGCAGGGGCACGCCACGGGCGACGAGGGCATCGACAACCTGTTTCGGCGGCACCTGTGGCATTACCATCCGCCTCCTCTCTGTCCGCCGCCCCAGCGGTTGTGCGGGGCGTTGTATCCCATCTGCGGCGTCTGCGCCTGCGCCAGCATCATGGCCAGCATCTGGCGGCGGGGATCGGCAACCTGCTGCTGCAGTTCAGGGTGCGGCACCGGCAGGGCTGGCCCAGCGACCGGCGCTGCCTGCATCCGTATCGGTATCGGACCCGTGCCGACGGTGCCGCCTGATTGCGGCAAACCGGCATCGCCCCTGAACCTTCCGCCACCGCTGCTCGATCCCATCGGAGCCTCCTTACCCAATCATCCCGGTGCCCTTGCCGAACATCGAGAACGGGTTGACCATCTTCAGGGCGTTGCCAGCGAGGCCGAATATGCCCGCCATCTTGTTCCCGTAGTTCTGTTGCTGGTACTGGTAGTTGCGGTCCATCGCGCCTGAAATATCGAAGGGGTTGACCTGCCCGCCGGACCACGCCTGACCCTGCGGCACCGTCGCCTGACCGCCGCCCATGAGCGCGGCGGCCTCGTTGACGATCTGGTTGCGCAGTTGCTGGCGCTCGCCGAACTGGGCCTGCCGTAGCTGGTTGCCCTGATCGACGCGAGTGTTGGCGTTGAGCCAGTTTTGCTGGATCGCCTTGTTGGCCGCCTCGGTGGCGGCGCGGCTCTCGCCGCCGGACGCGAGGTATGCCTGCCGGGCGGCCTCCCCTGCGGCATCCTCGCGGCCCTGCTGTACCTTGTAGCCGTAGTCGGAACCCGGAGCCCCCATGCCTCTGGCGGCAAGCTGGGCGTCCTCCGCCGCCTGTCCGGGGGCGGTGCCGCGCCGGTAGCTGGCCATCATCGCGTCCTCGATGGCGGTGCGGTTGGTGTCGCCGGTCTCGTAGCGCAGGTCCGGCCCTTTGCCGTAGGTGCCCCATGCTTGGAGCCCCGAAGTGTCGAAGGGTTTCCCGAGGGTGGAGGTCAGTTGCCCTATCTGGCGGGTGGCGAGGTCGGCGAAACCGAGCTTGGCGGCGTTTTCCTTGTCGAAGATGGCTTGCTGTGCCGGACTGAGCGTCGTCGTCTGGGTGAACTGCGGCGCGTAGCCTTCCACCTTGCCGCCCTTGCCGTAGATCGGGTTCTGGCTGGTGACGTTGCTGGAGACGGAGCCGTACGGGTTCACCTGATTGGCGTTGCCCATGTAGCTGTTCATCATCGCAGCGTAATAGTTCTGCTGGTTTTGCGCGTCGGCCTGCTTGTAGGGGTCAGGAGGCTTAGGAGACGAGCCCATGCGGAGCCTCATGCGTTAGCGGGGGAACCTTGGTGCGAAAGGACCTGCTGGACGCGAGGTAGGGGCAGTCTTCGGCGACGAGGCCGAACAGATGGGCATCGGTGGAGCCCTCGACGGCATTGCGCATGAAGCCTTCCTGCCGGAAGCCGAGTTGCGCGACCTGCTTGAGGGCGGCGACGTTGTCGGTCGGGATCAGCGCGGTGATGCGGGTGGCGCGCTGGAAAACGGTGAACATCAGGGCATGGACCAGCCTGCGGGTGATGGCCCTCGGATTGGCGCTGGCGACCGTCATGTGGGCGTTGAACCACTCTTTGAACTCGAAGACCGTAACCACCTCGACGGAGCCCTCATCGTCGCGCACGGTGCAGCACAGCCACTGTTCGGGGTCACGGAAGTCGGTGTGCCGGAAGTCGATCCGGGTGCGATCCGACAGGAAGTCGACGGCGTCGGGGTACAGGGGGCGGAAGGAGACCATCATCCGAAGACGCTCCCCTGCTCGAAGAGGACATCGAAGCCGGTGACGGCGAAGGTGCAATCCTGCACCGCGCAGGTCAGCCTTACCGCGCCGACGCGGCCGAGGGCGGCGATGCCGGTCCAGTTGTTGTAGGCGCGCGACGCCGTGACCCAGTCGGAGGTGTCCCAAGGGGCGATGTCCCATGTGGCGTCGCCGAGGCTCCCGACGGTGATCTCCGGCTGGTTGAGCGGAAGCTTATCTTCGTAGTCGACGATGATGTCGACCTTCGGCCGGGGGTAGCCGTTGGTGACGATGTAGGGCAGGAGCATCTTGAACTGCTTCTGCGCCACGGTCTTGAACTGGCTCCACATCAACTGGACATCGACGTTGATCGGCCTGCCGTCGTCGCTCTGGATCAGCGGGTGCATCTGGTAGATGTTGCCGAGGTCGTCGCCGAAGTAGACGTAGGGCTCCGACCAGCCCCAGCACCGCGCAGGAACGTCCTTGAAGACGCTCCATACCGGTTTCGGCATGTTGCGGACCATCTGGTCGTAGACGCCGCCGCCCTTGGGGATGTTGGCGAAGAGCCTTCCCGAATTGGGGTTGAAGAACAGTTCCCAGCCGGGGTTGGCGAGGTAGGAGACGCTGGCGTCGCGGAAGATCGAGACGACGCTCTCGTCGACGACCTCGCGGTTCTCGCGGCCCGCCTTGATCATCGTCGTCATCGGCGTCACCCCGGTGGCGATCTGGACGTAGAGTTCGCCGCCGTACTGGGCCGTGCACCATTTCGACATCGGCGGGCTGAAGCGGTAGGCCCCGACCAGCGTGAAGTCCGATGCAGGATCGACGCCGGAATAGATCGCCGCCTCGCCGTTCGAGGTGAAGATGACAAGCTGGTCGTCCATGCCCATGCCGCCGTCGACGGACCACGTCGCCATGGCCTTGATGGTGCCGCCCTTCTTGAAGATCGCGTTGAGCGGCAGGACGCCGAGTTCACCGGCCTTTTGCTGCAGCGGCAGGTAGTAGACCGCCAGCTTGCTCTCATCGGCGAAGAACAGGCGGTTCTGGTGGGCGACGACGATGGCGAGGTCGTTGGGGTCCAGCCATGTGTTGCCGACCGGGGCGGTGACGTTCTCCTTGATGAACGACCCCTGTACGTAGGCGCTCGCGCCGGAAGTGTAGGAACTCGTCGCCGTCGAGGTGTCGACGCCGACAAGCTGGAAGGTGTTGACGGGGCTGTTGACGGAGGCGATCAGGCGGGTGCCGTTGACCTTGGCAAAATCGCCCGTGAAGCCGGACAGGAAGATGTAGTCGCCGTTGTGGAACTTGGCGATGTCCGCTGCAGCCACCGTGCAGACCGCCGGATTGGCCTTCGTGATCGCGGTGATCGCGGCACTGGGTCCCTTGCTGACGAAGCCGCCGTCCCAAGAGATGACGCCGTCGCCGCCATTGACCATGACGGTGTACTTGTCCTGTGCGAGGTTGGCGAAGGCCGTCCAGTGCCATGCGTCGCTGCTGAAGCCGGACCCCAGCAAGGCTCCGGTGGAGGCGTTGTAGACCTTGTCGCCTCCGGCCGACAGCATCGCGTCCGGCGGGCCATAGTGGGGGATGAGGTGGGCCACCGGGCCGCCGCCGGACTGGGTGGCGACCTTGCGGAACCCCGCGCGGACGGAAAGCCGGTCGTCGTCAACATAGAAATTGGTGACGATGCTCGCCGTCTGGGCGTCCGATACCGCCGACCTCGCCTGAACGAAGAGCCCCTTGACCGGCGGCGAAAGGTGCGCCAGTTCGGCCCGCTGCTTCTTGATGACGCGGGCGTCGGCCTTCCAGAACCTGTTCGGCAGCATCCTCATGCTTGGCGGCCCTCCTCGACGTTGAGGTCAAGCACGCGGTTGTTGGCGCGGACGGCGAGTTTATTTAGCCGGGTAAGGAAATCCCTCATGTCCTCGCCGAACTCGAGGCCCTTGGCTTTGAGGAAGCGATACTTGAGGCCGAGGACGGCGACGCGGCCATCGAATAGGATCAGGTCAGCGTCGGTCTGCGGCCGCGAGACCGGCTTGTTGCCACCGGTCAGCAGCCAGTTGCCGTCGCCGAGGATGTGTTCGTAGGGCTCCTCCAAGAGGACTTCGTCGGCGACGGCGGTGAGCAGCGCCGTCATCTGGACGATATCCTCGTCGAGGCTCCCGAGGGCCTGACTGGTCGGGGTCTGCATGATGCCGATTTCCATCGAGGCATCGCGCACGGCCTGCAGGACGGAGATCAGTGCCGCCATCAGCCTGTCCTGATCTTGAGGGTGTCGATCAGCGTCTTCTGCGACGCGATGGTCTTGCGGGCGTCGTCGAGGGCCTCCTCATAGGCGGCGATCTTGCCGTCGCGGTCACGGAGAAGCTCCTCGAACTTCGCGGCACCGCCCTGCAGCTTGACCAGCGCGGCGGCGCGGTCGCAAAGCTCCTGCAGTTCGGCGGGCATGGACGCCTTCTTCGCTTTCGCAAGCTGGTCCACGGTGGTGATGTCGCGGTCGGCGAGCATCTTGAACTCGGCTTCGCCGCAGGCTGGCCACAGCGCCAGCGGGTAGCCCTCGGAGTAGGAGCCCTTGCGGCCCGCCTGCTCCTTCTGGAACATTTCGAAGGGGCCGGGATGGTTGGCGAAATCCTCCTGCTCTGCTACCCTCTGGACCGAAAGGTACGGGGGCCTGTCCAGCCGGATCATGATGTTTTCGCGGTACAGCGGCATGCCGTCGGAGGCCGTGCCGCCGGGCTCCCAGCCGGAATAGAAGCGGACTAAAGTGGGTGTTTCGGACATTTACTTCCTCCTGCCGGTCGTGTTATGTCTTGTACAAATAACTAGGGGGCTCCATGAACCAGCGCATCGACATTACCGGCTTGACGTTCAACCGCTGGACCGTCCTGCAATTCGTCGGCTACGACGATGACTGCGGCTGCTCGAAATACATCTGCCGTTGTACCTGCGGCACCGAACGCGAAGTCAGCAGCCTCCACCTTCGCTCCGGTGCCACCAAGTCCTGCGGGTGCCTGCGGCGGGAAACAACCGCCCTGAAAGGCACCCGCAAATAGCTCTCAGGTGCCCGTCAGCAGGACACGGCCCTGCATCGAGCGGTTGCTCATGGTGAGACACCCCATGAAACCGATATGCTTGGTGATGGCGTCCATGTCGGGGCTGCTGTCGGGAAGGTCGAGAGCCTCGAAGTTCCTTCCGTCGTAGACCTCGAACTTGAAATACTTGGTGTTGAGCATGTAGCCGCCCACCAAGCCGGTCGCAGCACCGTCGAAGACCATCGCCGCCGACTTGTATTTCAGGGTCTCGAAACCGAGGGCTCCGAGCTTTGCGTCGGCATAGCGCTGGTTTTCCTGCAGGCCGCCTTCGTAGGTGGTGTAGATTTCCGCGTCGGTCAGCAGCAGGTCGGGATGCTCTGTGCCACGGATCAGCTTGATCCAGAGCGCATTGAGACCGGCCTTGAGGGCCGGGTACTGGAGCCCTGTGGCTCTCGCGATGGAGGTCGTCTGGTTCTTCCAGAAGGTCCATGTCGCGCTGTCGATGCCGCCGACGGTGCCGGTTCCGGCGTCGGTGACCATCGCCTTGAGGCCAGCAAACGATTTCGCCACGGTGCCGTCGCCGTAGATGGCCTTCGTGATATTATTGTTCATCGTCGTCTGGGCATTTTCCATCTTGCCTTCGAGCAGGTTGAGGATGCGCTCCTTGCCCTTGTTCTTGGCGAGATCGGGACCCGACAGGGTGACGGACGTGACCGCGTTCGAAGGCTCGTAGTCAGCCTCCGAGATGGTTTCCTTCACCGCGCGGGAGAGAAGCTCCGTGCCCATGTACCAAGAGAAGGTTTCCTCGGCATAGGTCAGGGGGCAGGCGATGCTGCGGCCGCCGTCGACAGTGCGGATGCGGTTGCCCTCGCGCAGGAGGGCCGTCACCGCGTTCGAATTGCTGACGTTGTCGGCGAACTGCTTGTGGTAGTTCGCAAGCGTGGTCGCAACCAGTTGGTTGACGGTAGGTTCTGCCATGATCGGCTCCTGTTAGTAGCCGACCTCGTCCGCAGACGCCTCCAGCACATCCCTGAGGCTTCCGTTGCCTTTGCGCTCCGTTGGCTTCGACACCGGGCTGGTGATGCCCCTTGTGTTGCCACGGACGGCCTGCCGGGCGCGGTCGTTGGAGACCTGCGCCTGTTGGCGGTTGCGCTCTGCATCGAGCATTTCCTTGCGCACGTCGGGGTCCATCCAGCAAGCCCGCTCGTAGGCCTCGTTGAGGTCGCGCTGCGGGTTTGCCTTGTACAACTCGATGACGTGGTTGACCACGCGGTCGAAATACGGCCTCAACGGCTTGCCGTCGGGGCCTTTCTCGTCGGCGTAGTGGTCGATGCCCTGCCGGGTGACCTGCAGGGTGCTTTGCTCGTACTTCTGCCTCTCGGCCTCGCGCATCGTGTTCAATTCGCTGCGAAGGGCCTGAAGATCGTTGGTTTGCCTGCCGAACTGGTCGGCGATGTAGCGGTAGACCGGGTCCTGCTTGTCCTGTTCGGACAGGTTGACAGGGGGCTCCGGCTGACGGGCGGTGGCAAACAACCGGGCTGGGTCAAACCCCATGCGCTCCGCCAATTCATAGAGTAGGGCAGCGCGGTCGCGCGGGTTCTGGGAAACGGCCCTCTTGTGGAAGCCAGCCCACTGGTGGATGGCTTGCATGGGGTGCATTTCCTGTTCCCGCAACGATGCGGCGATGTCCGGGTCGTTGAAGATCGGCGTCAGGGCATTGACGGCATTGACTGCGCCAGCGTTGGCCTGAGTTTTGCGCGTGTAATCGGCTTCCATCTCGTTGTAACGCCGCATGAACAGGTCTTGGGCTTCCTGCGGCATGCGGGAGAAGGCGGCGCGATCCTCGGCGCTCCAGTGTTCCGTCGGACGAGTGCTACTCCCCGCAGGGGCTGGCTCGGCAGGCTTGCTCTGGGTGTCTGGGGTACGTTGGTCGGGGCTGGGAGACTTTGAGGGCTCTGCTTCACCCGTTTCCGCTGCATCCTTCGCAGCGAACCTTCCACGGCTGTCGCGGGTTGGACCACCCGTGTCAGCCGAACTGTCGACGCCGCTTTCGGCATCGTTGTAGGCAGCTTCAGCGACCTCGCGAAGGCTCGGAGCCTCGCTGGGGCCGTCGTCACCGCCAGAAATCGAGTTGTCTGGGTCTGGCTGCATTCGCTTCGGCTTTCTGCACTTCCCTCCCGCGACGCCATTTGTGGTCGGCGGGCAAATCCCTTGTGTCGAAGGAATTCGACCCCTGCAGGTCCCGCTCCCTCTGGCGGTCTGAACTTATCCAAGCCCCGTCTATGGGGCTCTCGTAACCCTCGAACCGCGACACGTAGGAGCCTTCGGCCCGCAGCGACTCGGTCTTCTCGACCAGTTTCCCGTCCCGGAGGACGTAGACGGTCACGGCGTCAACCCCGCCGCTACGGCACCTCCGGCGGTCAGGCCACCGGCCTTGAGGTTGGCGGCGCTCTGCGTCTGCCAGTCCGGCGTGCCGTTGACAAGTTCGTATGGCATCCTGACGCAACGTGCCGGAACAAGTGAATTATCAGGCGGAGACCCCGTGGGGTAAGGTTCGTCCTTGGCGACAGTAACATCGGTACGGGCCATCTAGGCATCCTCCTTCCCCATCATGTGAACGTGAACACCTTGTCTGTGTTGGACAGGACGCTGTGGTCTTCGACGGCAATCGAGATCGCCCCGGCGACGGCCCCGCGAGGGTCGATGACGACGCTCATGTGCGTGGTGTCGATGAACTTGGCCGCAGCATCCCAAGGGCTGCCGATGCCGCCTCCGGTGATCACGCGGCTCTGCGGGAAGAAATTGGTGCCGGTGATGGTGACGAGGAGCGGGCCGGAGCCTGCGGCGGCCGTATTGGGGGCGACGGAGGTGACGGTCGGTGCCGCAAGGCTGCCGCCGCCCGTGTTGTAGGCCGTTCCGGGAGGTATCGGCCCCCTCGGGCGGCCGACATCGGTGACGCCACCCCCTCCAAGGGCCTGTGCCTTGGCGTACTGGGTGCGCGGCGCATAGTCGGCGTCGTTGGCACCGCCCGACGAGTTGGCGATGGCGTAGTTGGCGGTGTTGAACGGCATGTTGGCAGAGGTCGGCAGGCCGGGGTCCTCGCCGCCCTTGACGGCACCCGTCCAGTCGGAGGCGGCTCCAGCGCCGAGATAGCGCGGCTTGAGGTCGTTGGTGTTGATCGGGGCGACATCGGCGGTGAGGACGCCGCCGGGGAAGCGGTGCCAGTTCTTCGGCGCGATCTCGACAAGCTTGCGCAGCGGGCCTGCGGGGTCCTGCTCGCGGAGGACGGAAAACGAAGCCATGCTGGCCTCCTTACGTCGGCGTCGCCGACTTGTAGTAGCCGTTCTGCAGCCAGAAGCGCGAGCCGACGGCCAGCGGGGTCCCTGTCGGGTAGGGCAGGGCGGCATCTCCGGGGCTCGGATTGACGACGGTGACGGCCTGACCGGCAACGGCGGCGCGGAAGCCGTCTATGGGGGATGGCCAAGTGCCTGTGGCAATGGCCTGCGGGTCTACAGTTTCGACCATGGCGATCTCTCCTTCAGCCGCCGGAAATAGTCTTGTTGCCGCCCTCTTTCTCCTGCTCGCGCTTGTAGTCGTCGGGCTTCATCGGGGCGGGGGCCGGGGTTTCCGGCTCGGGGGCCGGAGCAGGGGTCTTAGGCGTGTTCGTGGCCATGTCAAACCTCCTTGCCGTTCACTTTGACGGCTACATTTACTCCCTCGGGGGCGGTTATGGCAACCTCGACCGTTTCGGAGGGCTCCGGAGCCTCGGTGACGGAGAGCCCCAGAGCCTCGAGGAACTTGTCGTGGTAGCCACGGATGAGGTTGCCGATGGACACGCCGTTGCTCCAGCTTGGCACGGTCTTCTTGTCGCCGTTGATGATCTCGCGGGCTCCATAGGCGTCGTTGGTGTCGTCGTCGAAATAGCGCGCCAGTATCTGCGCGCCCTGACTGTCGGAGCGAAACCACCCCTCGATCATTCCCCTGAACATCGTGTGACCGGCGATGAACGGGTCGAGCGCCTTGGCGGCATGCCATTCGAGGTCGTCGTCGCCGGTCAATTCCAGTTCCTTGGTGGCGCGCTTGTAGTTGTCGCGCCACGTCAACTGGACGAAGCCGCGCCCGTAATAGGTCTGGCCGGTCTCAGGGTCCTTGACGCCGTAGGACATGCCAGCGCCCTTGCCATACTCCTCTATCGGCCACATCGTCGATGCGGTCTCATGCAGGGTGGTGGCCAGCGGGTAGGCCAGCCACCTGAGATCGTCGAACTTGGCGGCATAGGTGCCCTCCCACACTGCGAGGATGGCGTTCTGGCCGTCGACCTGCTGTTGCGTCAGGGCTCCGCCGAAAAGGCTCTTGCGGACGCTGTCGAAATACTTGGTGCGGTCTATGGTGATCACAGGAGCCTCTCCCCTTGGGCGATGCAAAGGATGTCGACGATGTGGACGCCGGGATGCAGCACCTCCCAGCGCGCCGCCATCGGCTGCGCCATGAACATGCACTGGACTATCGGCATCGGCCCGGCGATGGCGCTGTAGGCGCAAACCTGCGCGGCACAGGCGACGACGACGAGGAGGTTCATCCGGTGCCGCCAAGCCACCACGGCAAATGATAGGCCGGGGTCTTGTAGTTCAAATCCATCTTCAGCGCATCGGCGGGACTGCCGCCAGCCGGAGGCTTCATCATCGACGCGAGGGTGCCGCGCCCGGTGGAACCGACCATGCCGCCGGGAGGCTGCGCTGCACCCGTGTAAGGGCCTGAGGCTCCAGCCAGCGCGGCGGCGGGGTTGTAACCCACCTGCGGAGGGCTCATCGGCGGCCCTGCCATCGGCGGCGGACCCGCCAACGCAGCGTTCGGCATCGGGGTCTGGTCCTGCAGTTCAATGGGCAGGCCGGGCAGCGCTGCTGGCATCCCCGGCATGTGCGGAGCCTCCGGCCGCATCGGGAACGTCGACTGGACGTTGTCCGCCATGGTGAAAGGGCCGGACGAGCCGACAGGGCCGCCAGCGGGCTGCGCAGCGCCGGTAAAGGCTCCCGAGGAGCCTGCGAGGACGGCTGCGGGGTTGCCCATGGCGTTCGGGTTCGGGGTCGGGATCGGGGCCTTCATCGGCAGATGGGGGTTCTTGCTCCCGCCGCCACGGCTCCCACCACGGGCAGGCTTCGAGCCCCCACCGCCGGATGGTCTCGACCTCGGCTGGGCGTTCTGCTGCTGCTTCGGCTGGTAGACGGTGTCGCGCGATGCGGCATCCCTGTCGCTCATCGAGTGGGGCCTGCGGCCCAGCATTTCCGGTTTCACTGCGGCCATGATCGTTTCCTTTCGTCAATGGGTCACCATGCGCACCAGTATCCACAGCAGGACGACGATGACGACGACCCAGACGACGACTTTCCATCTGTCGCCGTTCACCTGACCCTCTCCAGTATCTTGTGGAGGAGGTATTCCATCCGGGTCAGGCGTTCGTCGATTATCGCTTGCCGCTTTTCGGCTTCGGAGCCTTGAATACCTTCTTTCCCTTGTCGGCGCGCAGGAAATCCTTGCCGACTTTCTGCGGGATGCCGAGGCTCGACTTGCCGGACGCCGCCGCCGCCATGGCGCGGTGCTGCTTCGGGGTTTTCGATGGCATTTTTCTCTCCCGTGTTGATGCCGAAATGGCGCATGACGATCATTGCTGGCCCCGCAGCATTTCCTCGAACTTGCGGCTCGTCGTCGCCTCGTCTTTCATGCCGCAGTCGTAGCAGATGTTCTCGTTGTTGGGGCCAAAGGGACGAAGCTCGTCCTCCTTGCCGCACAGTTCGCACTTGCCGTCGAAGGCATGCGGGTCGATGCGGTCGAGGATGACCGTGTCGCCACGGCGCTGGAACAGTCTGGTCATGGATGCATGCCTCCGTTCATGCCTTGGGCGACGGGCGGGCCGCCCGGAGGCTTAGGCGGTGAGGGGTTGGCCGACGGGCCTCCGGGCGGTCCTGACGCCGGGCCGGTTGGGGGTCCGGCTCCCGGCGGTTGGCCGGGTATCATCATCGGCATCGTCGGGTTCATGATCTGGGCCTGCAACTGCTCTTGGAAATCGTTGATCAGTTCGACGACGCCCCTCGAATTGCGCAGCGGATGCAGCATCATCTTGATCAGTTCGAGGGTGAACTGGATCAGCATCGGCGGCGGCAGGATGCCAAGCTGCAGGAGGCCCGCAGCGCCGCTCATGATGCCCTGCACGGTCATCAGTATCTTGGCGTTGCCCTCCTGCTCGTCCTGCTCGTCGACGCTGACGGTGCTGTCGGTCTCGATGTCGATTGAGCAGGTGCGCTGGAAGTCGTCGCGGAGGATGGCCTCGACGGCGGGGGTGACTTCTTCGCCGGTCATCCGGGTCAAGGTCGAGGCGTCGAAGTTCTTGGCGATGATCTCGGCCTTCATGCGCAGCAATTCGCGGGCGAAATTGGCGGCGGTCTGCTTCTGCTCCTCCAGCCGGTTGGTGCCCATCGTGCCCTTGATGCGCTGTGCCGTGGCGGTCTCGTACGGCGACGACGAACCGCGCATGATGTCGGATATGCCCATGATCTCGTAGATCGCCTGCTTGGTCTGCTCGCGGGCGAGGTAGAGTTCCTTGAGGGCGTTCATCCATTCGACGATGGGGACCAGCCAGATGTGGTTCTGCAGGCCGCCGCTGATGAGGTCGACGCCGTCGACCGGCAGCATCTTGCCGTCCTCGGCGAGGAGGATGTTGGCGATGTCCTTGTTGGCGGCGTTGTAGCCGCCGCGAACCTTGATCTTCTTGATCAGGTCGGAGATGCGGGCGGAGGTCTCATCGAGGTCGGAGGCCAGCTTGGCGTAGAGGTCGTAGTAGGGCTTCGGCAACATGCTGTCGGTGGTGGTGACGGCGAGGAGAGGCTTGGGGACGGGGTAGAAACCGGTCAGGCCGAGGACATCGGGGTCGACGCGCAGCACGATGCCGTCGGCTTCGCGGATGAACCAGATGATTTTCTTCAGGTTCCTCGCCCAGATTTCCCAGATCATCGCCTTCTTGATGACGTTGCCGAGCTTGTTGGCGGTCTTCATGGCGGAACCGCCGCCGACGGCATCCTTGGCGGCGCTCTCGTCGGTCCATTTCAGGATTTCCTCGAGCTTGCCTGCGGCATTGAGGGCGTCAAGCTGCTCGCTGTCGCTGAACTCGTCGAGGAGGGCCTGCCTGTCGAAAAGGTGGCGGAAGGCGATCCAGCTACCATCGGCGAACTGCCGCACGGGATCGTAGAGGATGTCTTCCCAGTAGACATATTCGTCGTTGACGGTCTCCCAGATTTTCACGTCCTCGGTCAGCGGCGGAGCCTCCCCGTCGATGGGAGGAGGCTCGCCGGGGAGGCTGAGGTTGCCGCCCATCACGGGATCGGCAACGGGGCGTGTCTCCATCTGCGGCTTCCAGCGGACGCGGCAGGTGCCTCTTCCGGGCAGGAGGAGGTCCTTGACGGCGGCCTTGATGGCTTCGTGGCTGGTGTCGTCGTCGAGGACAACCTCAAGCGCCTTCTCCATGACGCTGGCGGCGGTCTCGATGTCGGTTTGCGCTGGCATCCCTGCGGGCATCGGCGAGGGTTGCGGCGGCATCATCGGCATCGGCTGGCCTTCGGCGATGGCCGGTACAGGCCCCATGGCTCCGGCGACCGGAGGCGGAGGCTCCGGCGGGAGGGGGCCGTTCATCGGCATGCCGCCGGGGCCGGGAGGCCCGCCGTTGAGACCGGGAGGCGGCGCTGCACCGTTGACCGACAAGCTATCCAGCGGCGGAACCGCCGCCGCCGAGGCGTCCATCATCGGCGGCGGCGGCATCGCGCCACCCGGTGCGGCCTGTGGGTCAGGGGGTAGTCCGGGCGGCGGTCCTGCCGCGCCAGCACCGGGCGGCATCGGGGGTACAGGCCCCTGCAGCATGGGCGGCTGCGGCATGGGAAGCGGCATCGGTTGCGGCGGTTGCGACTTCTTGACGAAACGGGAGCGGACGACCGGCTGCGGCGGCTTGGAATAGACGTTCGGCAGCATCACTTCGGTGTTGGAGAAGAGGATGTTGAAGACGACTTCTGAGTTCTTCTGCGTCGCGCCGCTGGCGGTCTGCTTGCCGTCGTTGCGGTAGATGCGGATGATCTCGCGGCCACGCTTTCGCCAGTCGCCTTCGGCGCGCTCGCCGTCGGTCAGGCATTGCTCCCAATAATCGCGATCAATCTCGTCGACGGGATCGGCGGCATCGCCTTGGGCGTTGAGGGCGTTCTTTTGGCGCGAGGGGTCGGAGCCCTCGACATCGGTGGCAATCGGAGGCTTGTCAGGAGGCTTTGTCGTCACCGGCATCGGCGTAGCCTTTTACCACCGGTAGGGAAATTCCGTGGAGGTCATGGTAGTACAGGATGCCGCTCGCTGACAACCATGGGCCTCGGCCTTCGACGGGATCGGCAAAATCCGATACGACATCAAGGTCTTCGAGGGGTTGCTCGAAACGTTCCTTGCGCTCATGGGGGAGGAGGCGTCGGGCCATGTCAGTCGAGATCGTCGAGCTTGAAGGCGTTGCGGACGAGGAGGGGGTTCTTGTCCTCCGGGTTGGGATCGTGGCGTCGGAGGTAGGGCCGCGACATGCATGCGTACCTGACTTCGTCCACCGCATGGTCTTCGCCGTCGGTGTCGAGGTCCTCGGGGTTGACTTCCGAATGCTGCATCATCGGCAGCGTGCGGAGGATGGCGTGGCAAGTGGTGAAGAAGAAGATCATCGGCCGTCCGTCTTGGTCGCCGACGAGGCGGGCTCTGACTTGGTCCCATCCGCCGAACCTTTTGGCGACGCCGGTGCGGGAATTATCGGCACGCCGGAAGACAGCGCCCTTGCGGGCGAGGGTCTCGCCGATGCTTGGGCCGCTGATGACGGCGAAGGCGGCGGGGTCCAAGACGCCATAGGCGATCTCTTCGCCCTGTTCGCGCTGCACGATGCCTCCGGCGACGCGCTCCGCCGGGATTTTGAGGCCTTCGTTGGGCTTTTGGGCTCCGTACCACTCGCGGTAGCGGACGATGGCACCTCTGGGGAGGACGCGGGGGAGGTTGTCGATGGACTGGGGAAGGGTCTGGAAGTCGTCCTGAACGATGGCCCACCAGCCGACGCTGAAGGGCCGGGCGGAACCCCAGTCCATCGAGCGGAACCGCGTCCATCCGCGTGGCACGGGGAAGGGGTCGATCCCGTGGCGTTTCCTGTCGAATTCGGGGAAGAAGGCTCCCTCGACGATGTCCCAGTCGCCTTCCAGCCATGCGCGGACAAGCTCCGGGGAGCCTGACGCCCTGAGGCGGTTGATGTAGCCGGGATCGGCATCGAGGAGCGCGGGGTTGTCGGAAACCTTGGCGGGGATGAAGACACGGGTCAGCAGCGTATCGGGGTCCTTGTAAGGCCGCATCGGGCCGAGGTCGATGATCCACTGCTTGACCCAGTGATGTCCGGGACCCCCGGGGTTGCAAGTTGCGCGGAACTGGCACTTGATGCCCTTGACGGATGACCTGAGGGTGGCGAACAGCTTGAAGATGGCGCGGCTTTCGGCATACTGGGTGAGTTCCTCGACATAGACCCTCGTCAAGGACCAACCCTGATAATTCGCTGCATCCGCATCCTTCTCTAGGTAGGCCATATGAAGCGTGGCACCGTTCGCGAAGCGGAAGAATTTCTTCTGGTCGTTCCAGAGGGCGGCACTGCCGTACATCTGCAGGGCCGTGTCGATTGTGTCCTTCAAATCCTCGCGCGTCTTGCGAACCATGAGGCCACGAGCGGCCTGCCCGTGTTTCTCCGCGTGGAGCCAGAACTCGCCGAGGCTGGCGAAACTCTTGCCGCCGCCACGCGCGCCGCCGTAGACGACTATGTCGAAGGGGGCCTGCAGAAAGGCGACCTGCGGGCCTTTCTGCGGCTTGAAGCCGATGACAACGGTACGCTGCCTAGCGGAAATCATACTCGTTCCTGATGTTGCTGTTGTAGTAGGCCCCATGGGAACCGGCCTGCAGGAAGCCTTGGTAAATCTCGATGGGGACGCCTACATAGACATAGGTTACATCCCCTCCTCGATGGAAGGTCATGGTCAGTTCCATATTGATCTCGTCATACTCGACATCGACGAAGCAGGACGAATTCAGGGAAACCGTAAACATATCAAGGCTCTGATGTTGAACTATTCAACTTTTCACAAACCCTTTGGTGTAAATGAGAGGGGGCGGTTCAACCCCCGGTTGTACCCCACTTTCCGGGTCGGACCCCACCGGCCGTACCCATCGCTGTAGACTACAACTAGCGCGAAAAACGTAATGATATCAAGCACTTAACTACTCCCCTAGTACGGTAAGGCTCTCATCGCCCGAAGGCTCCTCGCTTTCAGGTTGTGTTTCGGGCAAGGCTCTTTCGGCATAGCTCTTTTGATCTATGCCCGGAGCCTTGGAATTGGTTGGCATGCTAACCATCTCGGGCTCCGAAGGCTCTGGATTGGTTAGCCTGCTAACCATCTCGGGCTCCGAAGGCTCTGGATTAGTTAGCCTGCTAACTATCTCGGGCTCCAAATCGATGATGCCGTGTTGGTTCAACCACAAGCTTTCAGGCATATCGTCTGGACTATCAGGGCTCTGGGATGGCTTGCGAATAACAGCGTCGACTTGGTGTCGCTCGATTAGGAAACCGTGCATTTTCGCAATGCCCATAAGAGCTTGAACGCTTGCGCTAGCCTGCCCCAAAGACCTTGCAAGTCTTGCATCTGACAGCAATTCCTTGGTCAAAAATTCGACGGAAACATGGGCCGCGACTGCCCTATCGGCCTGCATTTCGGCCAATCGAATTTTGCTTTTAGCTGAATGTAGCAAGCGCGACCCACAAGCCGCAGCTACCGCAAGTGACATCGGCTTAGGGCTAACTGATTGATAAGCCTCACCAATCGGCTTGCCATCCAGAATTAGCAGCAAAAATTTTTCGCGTTTTAGTCCTAGCGCGGTGGCCA